AGAGATGAGAAGTGGGCTGCAGATCAAAAAGCTATTCTCGGTGAACTTAAATTTAATCAAGAGGTGTTATGTGCATTCCTTGGTTCATCTAATACATTAATTGCTCCTGATACAATTGCTAGGATGTCACCTATACCTTTCATGCATGAAAAGGATGGGTTAGATATTTTAGAATACCCTGTAACTGGGCATGTGTACTTTACTACTGTAGATACATCGAGAGGTATTGGCGGTGATTACTCTGCCTTTACAGTTATCGATACTACAGAATACCCCTATAAAGTTGTATCTAAATATAGAAACAACAAGATTAGTCCTCTTTTATACCCTACTGTAATTCATAAGGTATCTAAGGATTATAACAGTGCATATGTATTGGTTGAGATTAATGATATTGGTCAACAAGTTGCCGATATTATTCATAATGATCTTGAGTATGAAAACATGATCTGGGTCGGATCAGATGCCAGATACGGTCAAGTTCTATCTAGTTCTGGAAGAAGTTCTATTCTAGGTGTAAGAACAACAAAACAAGTCAAGCGCATAGGGTGTGCGACTTTTAAATCTTTGGTAGAAGAAAATAAACTACTTGTATTTGATAGAGACATTATATCGGAATTTTCAACATTCATTGAACACAATGGGGTATTTCAAGCTGATGAAGGCTATAACGACGACTTAACGATGACGTTAGTTCTTTTCGCATGGGCAACAAACGATCCTATGTTTAAAGATCTAATGAATGCAAACAATAGACAAGCACTCTATAGTTCGCAGATGAAAAATATAGAAGACGAATTAACTCCATTTGGATTTATAGATAACGGGTTATCTACTGAACCAGATGTAGAGGTAATAGGTGGAGATATTTGGATAAGTGACAAGTATCAAAAAGACTACTCGGATTTTATAAAAGAACGTAACTGGTAATAGTCAAAGTTCAGTATTTATAAATATACTGGTATAAAATTGGTTATGACGGAATAACATTATAAGGAGAAACATATGGCATTTCAGCTATCACCAGGCGTTCTGGTAACGGAGCAGGACCTTACCTCGGTCGTCCCAGCCGTTGCTACCACAGCCGGCGGCTTTGCTGGCGCATTTGCATGGGGACCAGTTGGTGTTGTTACCACTATAGATTCAGAAAACGCTCTTGTAAATACTTTTGGAAAGCCTGACAGCAATACTTTCCAATCGTTCTTTACTGCAGCAAACTTCTTGTCTTACGGTAATAACCTACAAGTAATCCGCGTTGTAAATCAAGCAACCGCAAGAAACGCAAAATCAAACGCGGCTGCTACGGCAGTTATTATTAGAAACGAAGATCATTACACAGCATCTTACTCCGCTGGAGAAGGTACCGTGGGTGAGTGGGCTGCTAAGTATCCAGGTACATTGGGTAATTCATTAAAAGTGTCAATGGCTGACGGTAATGCCTTTTCAACATGGTCTTATGCTGCTAACTTTGATGCTGCTCCAAGCACATCTGGTTATGTAAGTGCATTGGGTGGTTCACATGATGAACTACACATTGCTGTTATTGATGAAGACGGATTGTTCTCAGGTACAGCAGGCACGGTGGTTGAGAAATTTGCTTTTGCATCTAAAGCCTCTAACGCTAAGAGATCAGATGGGACTTCAGCATACTATAAAGATGTAGTAAATGACCAATCAGAATACGTTTACTGGATGGATCACACAGCTAACGTTTCTGCAACAGGTACAGCCTGGGGTAATGCAGCTAACGCATCTCTATTTGCTAACTTGACATCTAACGTTACAATATCTTTATCAGGTGGTGTATCTGCAGATAGTCCAACAGATGGTAACATTACAAGTGCTTTGGCTTTGTTTGCTAACGACGAACTGTATGACATTTCGTTACTTCCATTAGGTGCTGCCTCTTCTACAGTTGTTAACTTTGCTATCTCTAGCGTGGCTGAAGTAAGAAAAGACGTAATCGTTTTTGCTTCTCCTGAACTGGCCGATGTAGTTAACAATGCAGGTAATGAAGCTACCGATGTTGTTGCATTCCGTGAATCTCTAACATCTAGCTCTTACGCTGTTCTAGACTCTGGCTACAAATACCAATACGACCGCTACAACGATGTATATCGCTATATCCCATTAAATGGTGATACAGCCGGTCTTGCAGTTCGTACAGACTTCGTTGCTGATCCTTGGTTCTCACCAGCTGGTTTCAACCGCGGTCAAGTTAAAAACGTTGTTAAGTTAGCTTACTCACCGAGCAAAACTGATCGTGACACATTGTACAAAAAGGGTGTTAACCCCGTTGTTACATTCCCTGGTAACGGTACAGTATTATTCGGTGACAAAACATTGTTAGCCAAGCCTTCAGCCTTCGACCGTATTAACGTTCGTAGATTGTTTATTGTGCTTGAGAAAGCAATCGCTACAGCCGCCAAGTTCCAGTTGTTTGAGTTCAACGACCCGTTCACACGTGCACAGTTCCGCAATCTAGTCGAACCGTTCCTACGTGACGTTCAAGGTCGCCGAGGTATTACGGACTTTAAAGTAGTTTGCGATGAGTCAAATAACACAGCCCAAGTTATAGATACCAACAATTTTGTTGCTGATATCTTTATCAAGCCAGCTCGTGCGATTAACTTCATACAGCTCAACTTTATTGCAACTCGCACCGGAATTTCTTTCGAAGAAGTCGGCGCTTAATAAAGGAGAGAATAAATGTCAACATTTAACGTAGAACGTTTTAAATCATCACTAACTAACGGTGGTGCTCGTCCCAACCAGTTTATGGTACAACTGTCGTTTCCGACATATGTAACCGGACAAGCACTGGCTGTAGCAAGAGCCCCGTTCTTAGTTTCTGTAGCTGAGTTGCCTGGCCAAACAGTTAACCCTGCTATTGTACAATATCGTGGTCGCGAAGTAAAATTCGTTGGCGATCGTATTTACGCACCCTTTACCATTACTGTATTGAATGACGCTGAAATGTCAATTCGTTCAGCCATGGAACAATGGATGGGGGGCATGGAAGACTATGCTGGTAAATTTGGTAGACTTCAGCCTGCTGAATACCAACGCGACATGCAAGTATTCCAATTGGATAGAAATGGTAACGCATTGAAGTCATACGACGTTGTTAATGCCTTCCCTGTTGATCTATCTCCAGTAGCTTTAGACTTTGGTGCTAATGATCAGATCTCTACATTTACCGTAACATTCCAATACCAACATTTTACAGTATCTAACAACCCGTTAGGTAGTATTATTAATGTTGGTGGTATTTTTAATCGTTAATTTTTGAAATTACATAATGGCAATTAATCTATTTGGGTTTACAATTGGACGTGAAGATAAGCAACCGGATTTAAAAAGTCAATCTTTTATAACTCCGGTTTCTTAAGAAGAGCAGGGAGAAAAAAGAAAGAGAATAACAAAAAACCG